GGGTGGGAAACGGGTAGCCCTAGTAGCAATTTCATCCTTCTGAACCCAGGGCAGACTGAAGGACATAGGGGTTGTTGCCCCTTCCCGCAGGGCAGCCGGTGCAGCCAGCTGGTACCTGGGGCAATTTAATATTGTGAGCGTCCGGATCACCATGTGTGCCATTCACAAAAGAAGAAGGAACAAGGAAAGGAGTGGATTCACTTTCAAAGAACAAATAAATTCACTTTCTGAGGTTTCACGGTTGCCAGCCGATCATCAGTACTATCTAGTAAGCGATACAATGATCTTGTCTAACGCACGCTCATTTCTGCGCCTTGGCTACTTTAGCGCGTTGTCTGCGTGGCCTAGCACGCTTCGCCTCCGGTTTAGGCGGTTGGGGTTTGACGTCCTTCTTGGGTGCTAGTATCTCAATCCCTTTATCGACCATCTTCTCGGCAAGTTGCCGAACATACGGCGCAATCATAGGCCCCACAACCTGAAGGGCTTGTTTTGCTGCTGCCGCAATAATGGCCCAGTGTGTGGGGTTTTCGTGGAAATGACCAAACTGGAGTAAGGCCACCTCAGCTGCGTGGAGGTGCTCCAGGGTCAAATAACTAACACCAGGTGTGAACAGGGCGGAGCTGGACTCGAACTCTAGATGCCCATAGCAACTCACCGCTAATTGCGTGGCCGCGCTAGTGTTACCCAAATCACTGAAAATCATAGCATTGTACATGCCGATGTCCCTGTGATTGAAGAGTGGGCGGGCCGCTGTGTTGCTAAGAGCGACGCTAGGCATGGTCACCCAAGCGTCAGCGAATCCTGCATCATTGCCTGTCGGGCTGGTGAAAGTATATAGCCCCTTCTCAAGGGGGCCGAAGTAACGCATGGAGGGATGCACCGAATTTAGGTTAGCGGTCTGGAAATTCCAGGGGTCTACCACAGACGCGCGCAAGCGCCCGGCCAGAACCGTGCCTTCCTTATTCAGAGCCGAGGAAACGTTAGTGAAGAGCGCTGCCGAGGCGTTCAGACGTGTGCGTCCGTATGGGACAGTGGAGGCGCCGAACTCTGGAGGGGGCCCATACGGGGCAAACAGCTTGGTGGGTGTTGCTGTCGGGGAACCAACGGTCCCAGATGAGGCCCAACCAAACTGAAGGAGCGGAGTAGCAGCGGCAGCAGGAGCTGTCGCAGTTGTGCGCATTTGGCGAATGTGACAAACGCCATACGGCACGATTCCCTCTGAGAGCGTCCCATTGGTGGCGGTTGATCCCCCGGCGGTGCCAGAGAACATAAACCCACCTGTGAACGTTTGGGCCACCACAGTGGAACAGAACTCCTCACCACCGATCAAATAGCAAACCTCAAACTCAAGGCCAGTACCCACGCCGCTCGTGCCGGTGTAGACCCGGATGCAAAATTGACTACCGGGCGGGATAAAGATGGCTTGAGTGCCGGGTGCGGTGGCTAAGACTCCGTTATCAATAATGGCGCCCGGGGTGACGGTAATGCCATTCAGAATTGGTGGGGCATTGTCGGCTTCGACACTATCCCAGACCGGGAGCATCATCACTGCGTTGGTACGAGCGGTGATGTTCCAAGTTGTGGCAGAGCCAGTAGACTGGAGATAGAAGGACGAACTAGTAAATGTCTTCTCAATCCAAAGCGGGTAAGCCGGATCTCGGCACAAGAACGCTCTGGTCGCTGTACCATCTGGCACTGCCACAGTTCCAGCTGTCATCACGTTCAGAAGTGAGGTGAGGGCGGCAGGGACAACTGGGAATCGCACAGGCTTGTGTTCGTGTGGCAAAACCAGAGACAGCGCGAGATCATCGAGAGACACCCGATTAGCGCGGTCGCGTACTGCGCTATAATCGCTAGGCTTGGAGTATGACGCGGAGGAGCGGTCGCTTGACATATTTCTTCTTCGTCAGGCAGAGTGAGCAAAGCTAATACCAAGGCGAGTACACCAAAGAAAGTTTATTCCTTCTGGGCGATAGCCCAGAGGATTGGGTGATCTAAATTGATCAAAGGATTAGTTTGGGACCAGAGGTAGACCAAAAAGTCCTGATAAAGGTCACGGGAGACATCGTAGTCGATGCAAAACTCAGATATACAACGATCATTAATGTCTCCCATGACCTCATAGCCATAAACACTGGAATAGGGATTGGTAAATGAAGCAATGGAAATGGAGGTCGTGACACCGCGGGTACAAGACAAATACCAACGACATATGTCGGAAACAACAGGCACGTGGCGCGAAGCCCTGTAAAGGGAGAGTGCCACTCCACGACCCCATGCTAGCGGGTGGTGATTTTTGTCGAGCATCCAGAACATGGACTTCATCCGTCGGGAAATTTCAACACCGTATTCATAGCGATCGCCAGACCAGTACGGACGCATCGCTAGGAATGTATGTAGTCTCCACTGGTGTGGGAGGTGGGTGCGTATCTTCGTAGGCCCGACATCAAAACCGCTCAAAGAAAAGTAATGAATATAACGGGACATAAAAGTAGAGGAAAATGTAGTAGTCCCGGCGTAAGAAGCAGGCAAAAACACACACCCATCATCACCAGCAACAGCACAATAGACACACTTCATGAAGTTGGAAAATGGAATACGATCATCTTCCATCGTTACATCTACTCCAGTATAGGCATAGTAAAGGGCACATATACGAACGAAGGCAGTAGTTATAGAATTCAATAACGACGTAACAGGAACACCAGAAGGGTTGGGCCCAACAATGATGAGGCGCAACTTTCCTCGGGTGACTTTCAAGGATTGACACAAGCGAAGTAGATATTCAAAAGTGTCACGATGAACACCCCGAAAGCACCGCAGAACGGCCGAACGAAAGAAATTCTGGGAGTGTACTGAGTGGCTACCATCCATCATGCTGACATCGTCCTCAAGGACGTGACGATTGACAGATGCATGGGTCAAGAATACATTCAAATCCTGAGGGTTAGAACAACCTGCATAGAAGACGTTTGAGGTTGAGGACCAAGTGTTGTGCAGCCAATCGAGTACTGGCAACGTATACACACTCATCAGGGCGTTCAACAAGGCCTTGGGGTTGTTTATAAGGCGTGGGACCAACTTTGACTTTTGTGCCCAGTACCCACGTCTTAAGGTCACAGGGCAGTGCTTTTCTAGCTTAGTAAACGCACCCATGGTCATAGCCGAATGAATGGCACGTTCGATGGGAAAGCCCTCGTCAATTAACTTGAAACAATCCTCAAGTTTCTTCCTCTTCTCAGATGAACGCTGATTGTCTAGAACAGCTTGTGACGTGACTGGTTCTAGATCAACCGAAGGGAGGATGTATAACATTGATAACATGTTGTCCCAGAACCTCCTAGTAGCCACATGGGCGGGAAAGACAGCCATCCGAACAGCGGCGGCAACCAGAGTCGTTTCGATGGTTGACGGAAAACATCGAACAACAACACCCAGCCACATCGGGCCGCATAAAAGGCCGCGAGAGCGCAACACTGGCTTGTTGGAATCATAAATGGACGCAACCTTATCAGTATCCCTCAATTGTACTCCATCCCATGAAAACAACATACGCCTCGCCCCGTAAGTACGAAATGGCAGGCCGGGGGGTACAATTGGGTGTTGCTCTACCAGTGGATACATGGCCGGAATCAAGCCAAAATAAACCAAGTCCACCGGTGGGTGTTCCAGAGATCTACAAGACGCACATTGCAGACGCTTTAGCTTACGCTTTATCATACATGAGTGACAAACGCCCTGGCCAAATGCCGGTACAGGCATAGTGCCAATGGCGCTCGTGACATTGTCAATCCAACGCTCAACTTCAATTGGATCGATCATAATGGGATGATCATATTCAGCCAACGACCGCTTCAACAGATTACGACATGCCAGGGCATCCGTGCCCAAGGCTGTCCTATTTACAAGCTCTGTCGAAAATGGCAAACCCGTCAAAGACGTGGGTAGCCAAGTCCTACCAAGGGTAAGACGAGGCATGGCCGAATACGTGCGTAATCTGTGGAAAACGTATACATGAAACAGGGAGATACCGCCGGCCATTAACCATTGATTCGTAGTCAAACGGCTAAACGCAAAGTAATACTGTGTATATAATGAGGCCAGCGCGTGCCCAACACTTTCCCTGCATGCGTCTAAGACTTGCGATGAAACTCGTCTAAAATACTGCCAAAAAGTTTCACCGCAAACATACTGTACCAACCGACTCCTCACATCAGACAACTGGAGACGGGGGATTTCCAACTTCGGTACAGTAATTACTGGGCACGCCTCTACCAACCCAACCTTCCTTGAGCTCTTGAAACTTAACATAGCGTTGACTGTACTAAATAAGCTGGCAAACACGGATAAGCTAAACCTTCTGCGGTAATCCGGAAAAGGCTTATACAGTGCTAAACGAATTTTGCTCAAAGTCACAAACTGTACAGAGGACAGGTCCACTCTCCCAATAGCCCAACAATCTTCCCGTTCCTCAACGACAACGTGATTCAGCTCCCTATGAAACAAGTGGTCTTGGCGACCACGTGAGTATGGGGGCTTATGTGCAATAACAACCAACTGACCACCCATCTTGATGCCACGTTGACCAAAAGCAACACTACGGGCATCTTGAAACTCGATGCCTTCGTGATGGCACCGGTTAGGACACCGACAAGCGAGCCCAAGAGACTGCTTAGTCAGTGCTGAAGGGGTGGGGTGATCAAAATGCCAGTAGATATCCGGGGAATCGAGTGGCACATTGCCAAAATAAACAAGAGGAGCGTGGGGGGCATGTTCCTCCTGTGTCAATATAGCAATGGACCAATGTGGCAGATTCGGAAAAAATACAATCGCGAAACCATCAATCCGCCTACATCCCCTGACAAAAATGAAATCAGCTATCACATTGTCGTAAATGAAAATCGGGAAATTGGGCATGGACCTCTCACACCATTGCTGCATCAACATAAAACCTCCTGCTGGGGGCGGGTGAACTGACAGGAGGCGATGTGATGACAGCCAATACGCTATGTACAAGGTAGAAGCAAAACATCCGAGTCCGGGGATGGACACCGTCGGTTGTTGCACTAGACCAACCAAATTCGGGTCATCAACTAGCTGCACTTGGTCAAGACCGAGGGCCTGGTTGTCTTCAAGGGCTTTGGGAAGAGATTTCAAGGCGAACATGAGTCTCTACTAATAGCAAATTCGAGTGACGCAACCAATCTCAATGTATCCTGGGTGATGCGAGGACGAACCAAGAAGCACTCTAATGGGGCCCACGAATAAGGTGTTTCACCTTTCAGGTATGGACGCTACTCCAACCAAGAGGGCACTAAAACCACTTACCACAGGTATGAGATACGGCCACCCACGGCGCCTGAAATACAAGGGGGGAGGGTGGGGCTTTGTTTAACGACGCG